TGGAATCGAGTTTCAGTTGGCCTCTCAGCACCCGATTCATAATCCCATTTAATAACCTTGGGGTCAACAACCAGCCTATGCTGATTAAAGATAGGCTCAAGACTATCAATGATACGGTCTTCTTTCCTGACATTAGCTCTAGTCTCCTCTATGTTGATTAGTGTTTTAGTGTTTTGACAATGTTTTTTAAAGAGTTCAGCAACAATACCGTCACCAAAGTTACTCTCAATAAGAAGGGTAGACGCATTATATTTACGACAACCTCGTAAGATCTCCAATAATGTGTCGTCTGTATATCCGTCTGTAAAGGCTTTGATTTCATGCAGATATATAAAACCATTCAACTGACTTAAATAGCACGCTACAGTCTCGTCTGTACCCCTACCAGAGGGGTCTACAGAACATATTGTCTCGGAGTATTCACTATAATCTCCTTGAACCTGCATTGGTTTATAAAAGTAGTCTCCTGGGAGTCCTACACACGGTAAATCTTTTAATATGTTGTCTGGATCAGAGCACCATATTATGTTTTCGGGTCCGTGGGTGGGGTTGACTGGATGCACGATGAGATCGGCAAATTTGAGAGGAAACTTCTCCGCATCAGATAGAGAAGTGTCGAGCATAAACTGCAACATAAAGTTACTCCGACCCATACTAGATTCACGTTCCAGCAGATCTCCCTCAAGGAATCTCGTGTCGGTAGGCTTCCACGTAAGTTCTTTATCACTCTCAAGGTCATTTTCTAACTGTGGGGCAAGAAGCCCGTCATACATAGCCACCTTTCGGGGATACCTAGCGGGCCATACAAACGGCTTATAAGAACGTTCACGTAGTTTGTTATATACAGTGAACGTAGTCTGAGGAGTTCCAAGGAACATAATCCTTGAATCCTTTTTAGGGGTAAGTATAGATTCACATTCAGTGACCAGTTGTAAGAGTTTTTCACGTTGCAGCTCGGTCATTGAGTTATTTGGTACCTCAACGTCATCTAATACCATCAAATCCGCACGGCTACCAGTCAACTGACCAGTGATACCAACGGATTTAACAGACGGTGCTTGGTGAGGTGCCGCTGGACCTACATCAAAAGACACACGAGACCATCTCTGATCATCATTCTTGGGTCTTAAATGGGCCATCCAGGGTACTTCTAATATTAATCTTTGACAAAATATTGAGAATGAGTCGGCTCTATCCTTAGAAGCCGATACAACCATGATCTTTTTATTAACATTATTAAATAACGTCCAAAGAACAAATGCAGCAGTAATCCAAGATTTACCAACACCACGAAATGCTTGGATTTGTAGTCTTTTGGGTCCATGTTGTAAATACTCTGCTATACAAAGTTGTGCTCTAGTTGGTGGCGGCAATGCCAAGTGTGTCCATACAGCTGTTAAAAAGAACCTAAAGTCGTTTTTAAGCTGGCTCTCTATGGTAGGTTTTGTAGTCTTCTTCAAATTGTTTTATCCCCTGATCAGTGAGTACATGGTTATACATTTTTTCAAGAACACTTGGAGGTATAGTCGCTATATCTGCTCCAGCGTTATGAACTTGCATTACACTTTTTACATCTCTGATAGATGCAGCTAAGACTCTAGTATCTGTACACATACATACGTGTGTGCAGTCTTTGATTAACTGAACTCCATCAAATGAATTATCATCTAGTCTTCCGACAAAAGGTGATATATAAGTTGCTTTAGCTTTAGTGGCAAGTAATGCTTGTGCTGCACTGAAAACTAATGTTACATTAACGCATATGCCTTGTTCTCTAAGGATTTTACACGCCTGTAAACCTTCTCTAGTACAAGGTACTTTAATAGTTGCTACATTACCAAACTTTTGGTGCAACCTTTTACCTTCATAGATCATGTTCAGCTCGGTACCCACGACTTCCATACTGATGTCTCGGATACCCATACCCTTTAAACTTTCATAAACTTTCTCAGGGTCATCCCCACTCTTGCGGATAAGAGTTGGGTTTGTTGTGACACCTTCTACGATGCCTGTAAAAATATGTGTCCGTATGTCTTCGACATTTGCGGAATCAAGAAAAATCTTCATATTTAGTTGTGATGCTAATTTGGTCTAATCCCAGTACCTCACTGGGTTCTTCTTTGTAAAAACTTTTAATTTTAATTGTTGGCATAGAGTTTCTATACTGCCTTACAGCTAGATCTATAGCTAATTTGGCCTTCCAAGCTATATACTTGGGTTCTATTTCTAGTAGTATCCAGACAATCGCCCATCTGAATGCTTTAGGCACCTTTCGGGCGATTTCACGGAATCGGTGTAGTTTTAATCTGGATGGACTCAGAAATTCATTTATTGAATCCATTGTAGTATTCGGTTTTCTCTGAAAGGGTCTGGTGGGAAGTTATCCCGAAACCACTCTATCCAGTGTTGACTTCCTTTGCTTTGATTACACGACCTACATGCGGGAACGCAGTTTGAAGTAATATTAGTACCTCCCATTGTTCTGGGATGTACATGGTCAATGGTAAGATCATGTTCATGATGTTTCTCTCCACAGTAAATACATTCATAATTGTTTGCCTCCTTTATAGCTTTTCTCCAAAGTTTCTTTGCATCGGAAGAAGTCATAACTATAAGGTTTTGTAAGTAGTGTTCAGATGTTGGAAGTACTGGTGTCATTTGCGACTACGGTTTCTAGCTCGGTTCTTTGAAGCATTCTCTCGGACTAATTTTCCTCGTTTAGTGTGTGAAAAATCCTTACCGCCCTTGCCGTATTGCCCAGCCTTGCGCCTGGCACGGTTAAGTTCGGCTCGGTACTTCTTGTTGATCTTGAGCTTATTTCGTCTTCGCTGGGCTGCGTTTTTCTTTGCACGTGACTTTGGATTATCTCTATAGTTGCGAGCACTCCTTCTCAGCTTATGACGGGGAAGACGTTTAGGAGCCATTATCTTGTCACCGCCCTTTGAACTGCATCAAAATCAACCTTTGGCATTAGATCAGCTAGAGCACCAAGAGGAGATCCATCTAATGCTATGCCTGTGATATCATTCTTATACAACCAATCAGCTGCTGCTTTAAGGTCTGCAGTAGTGGCTTCACCAGCTTTTATTCGTACTAGAAACTCTTCCGTAATTAAATTATGCAGCTCATTGAACTGCTGTTCAGTTGCTCTAGCTTTAGTCATTATTTAGGTAATAAGTTCTTCTTTACCAGTGCCACAGCTTGATCATCAAGTGTGTTATCTGTGGATTTTGCCAAGCCTTCTAGCAAATCAACAACAAGTTGTTTAACT